CTTCCTTCAGTATCCTATGATGATCTACCATAGCTCCTGGTACGTCTGCTGTGTTAGAGCTTACTGCACGTGCCTGCGCTTCTGCAGGATCATGTAGGATTGGATCGTATTCACCTTGGTTAGTTTGTATACGTTCAGCAGCTTCATCAGCTAATGAGTTAGTACGAGCTTTAGTAGCTTCATCGATGTTCCGTGAAAGTGGATCAGGGAATGGAGCGGTATCTACTTCAATGCGACGACGGTCATTAACTAGTTCAGCTAACCGTAGTTCATCTGCTTCACCTAGTTCATCGAGTAGTCCAAGTGCATCAATTTGATCGTCTATCTCCTTTAGCGCAGGGTGTGTGGTTTGTTGTACAATACTATCAGCAGCTCTAGTTAACTGTTCTACTGCTTCTTCTGTTTTAGGTATAGCGATCAAGCCTGGATCCCATTGAATCTGTGTACCAGGTGCAACGCCTCCTTTCAGTAGTTCACGTTTTTCAATGTCGTGTTTATGAATCCACGACGCTTCAAACATATTCTTTTTAGGACGGTTCTTTAGGTAAGTTCTAAGTGCAAATACACCAGAGATTAACTCACCTGCTCCAGCAAACCCAGCGTTCTCCATAAGGTTATACCAACGCCTCTCATCAGGTCCAGCACCTTCTTTTGTAGCCCAAGGTATGTTCCAACCAAAAGCATCGTTCAACGCTTTAGCTGCGTTCTCATCATCAGCAGATGTAGAGGCTGCAACAATAGTTGTGTCAATACCTATACGTGCTGCTACTGCTCCTGTAGTCTTTACAGCTGTTGGTAAAGCTGCTCCAAACGGTGCAGCTGCTAACTTAGATGTAATAGCTTGTGGTGCAAATATAGTAGGTATTACGACACCAGACAGTTTGCGTAGGGTATGGTTGATTGGGTTGTCGGATTCAGGGTTATGCTCATGCCAGAATGGTTTAACGTACTGTTCGATTACACCTGGCTGACCGCGTAGCATGACATTCTCTGCCATACCTGCTAGTCCAATAGCAGTATCACCTAGACCTTGCACTACTGCAATCTTTTGGTCTAGGGACTCTTGCTGGTTATCTATAATGTCACTGAGGAAACTCTTATCCTCCTCTTCTACTGCTGCTATCTCTGCTGCAGCTTCCTCAGAAGCACCAGGTACAAAGGCTGGCCCTTGCTTACCTGCTACTTCTGGATCTATCTGTGAGGCTGCTTCTAAGGCAGCTTGTTCTTGATTATACCTAGCTAAATACTCTTCCCTTTCTAGGTCTTCTTGTGCTTCTGCGAATGTATATGTCATTAGTTATTGTCTCCCTAAGCTCTTTATATAGTTTACAAGGTTAGGAATATTATGATATCCTGACCACGTTCCTGGTTTATAGAAGTCCATACTTTGATGTACTCCACGCCCACTACCTACACCATCTGAACGGTTATCAAACTGTTCTTCAGTTGCTAATAAACCTATTCTATGGTTCTGTGGTATTCTAGAGCCGACTTGATAACCATCTAATTCTCCATTCGGGAAGTGAGCATAGACAGCGTCAAACTTTTCACCAGAAGTTGGGTCTGTATGTTGAACTTTTAACCAATTTCCCAACCCTACTCCTGGCCTACCATCGCCACCAGTTCCACCTGGTTTATAATCATAACCCTTTTCCACTACTACTCCATCTGGAAACGGTGATACAACATGGTTACCAGATACAGGATACACATCAATACCAGGGGATTGTGGGTCTAATGTCCAACCTTGGGCACTGCCAAATTGCATAGGACTGCTAGCTTGTCTTACATGTGAAGCTGGTTTACTTCCTAATGTACGGTTAAGTGCATCTGCTCTGATTTGTAAACTTGTCTCGTTTATAGTCTTAGCTCCATCTACATAATCAGCAACTCGTCTATCGATAATTCCTGCCTGTGCACTGGTTACCATATTAGCTTTACTTAAGCCTTCATGACCACGGGATCTTAAACCCTGATCAACAGCTTCAAACTTAGTTATACCGAGAAACTCTGATACTTCTGTTGCCCATTGTGAGTTAGCTATAGCCATTACATGCTCAATTTCCACTGGTCCTCCTTTTACTCTACTACGTAATGTATTAAACCTATCAAACATTGCCGCATCCCTACCTTTCCCCCTTAACTCAGGGAACTGACCTTTAGGTATCGTTTTAGTTTCTTTAAATGGTTTTATAGTGTTGTAGAAATCTGCTGTTGTCGTTCCGTCTTGGAACACCTTACCAACGTTAAACCTAATGGGTTTTGTAGGGTCCGCTAAGTCTACATTATCCAGACTTAACTTAGGGGCAGGTCCCTCTAGTAGATTTTCTACCGCTTGACCTATTGCCTTTTGCAGTATGATATCTTTATTACCTACGTGTGCTGGGAAGTTCTTTTCTGTCTCTCCCCATACACGCATGACTTCTGCTTTAATTATCCCTCTAGCTAATTGATAGTTATCATCAGCTATTGCTTCTGTTTTACCGTTTTCGTTGAAGTAAGCTCCAGCGCTAACTTTTCCAAGCATGAAGGTGTCTATACTTTTCTCCAACTTGCTATCAGCTATACCAGTGCTCTCAGACCAAGTGGGGGATACATATCTCCTTTGACCTAGAGGGGTTGCTAGGTTCATTACCTCTTTTTGGAACCGGGGGCTTGCTTCAGACCAATCTGTAGTTCGTATTTTCTCTCTGAAAGCAGCCGCTTGTGCCGGTGTCGCCCCCGTAATTTCGCTTTTTAGTTCGATCAGCTTTTGTTCCTCTTTCGCCTCATTAACAGTTGTGAGGCGGTTCATATTTTGAAAGCCTTGTTTCTGTAGGTGAGCGCGAGCACTTTGAAGTTTCTGCTGTACCTCCCCTCCAGGTGGATGAGGTCTACTACTGATCAGGTTGTCAACCCAGGTTCCATATGTTCCTGCACTGATCAGGTTTCTATTACTAGTGACATGATCAAAAACGGCTTGAGCAGCTTTGTTAGCGTTACCTCCATTTATATTAAGCAGACTCTCCCATTTACTTTGTAAACTTTCGACGGGGTTCGGCATAATTTCAACAGAATTGAAACCATCTGCTTCTAGTTGTTTATTCTCAACTGCAGCCTGCTTACCCCATATTTCAGAATTCCGCGCTGCTAAGCTATTAAGGTTTTTATTTTCCTCAGGTATGACTACACCAAGCAGGAATTCACTAGGAATGTCTCCTTCACCATACCATTCATTCCTCAGTTCCCGTTGTAATTGCCTAACTTTTTCATTATAACCATTTGCGCCATCTAAGTTTTGATGAAGAGTAGGGTCATATATAGGATCACCACTACCTGGCGCAGTGCGTGACCAAAGCTTTGTTTGTATATCCCGCGCTCCAGACTGTTGATAAGAACGGGCTATCATGGCTTGGTGTATACGACCATCACCTAATGCAACGTTAATGATGTCTCGATCTGCTACCGTCTGCAGTTCTGGATGCTGTTCTCTAAGTGTCCTTAAGCCAATTTCTTGAGAGCTACCATTGGTTAATGTTTCTCTCCAGTTGTTTAGATTATCTCCAGTAAAGTTAACACCAGCTGCTGACAACTTCTCCATTGAAATACTGGCAGCTTCTACATCCTGCTCATACTGTATGTTTTGGTATTCACTTACTAAACCTTCTACAGTACCAGCTATTTGTAAAGCTGCTTGCATGAAACCAACTACTTTCTCTAGTGTACCTGGTTCTGCTTCCTTAGCACGACGTTCAGCTATCTCCCTTTCAAGTTCAGCTCTCCGTCCTGCAAACTCTCTTTGTTCTCCTTCGAAGATACGTTTGAAGTTGTTCTGTAAGAACTCAAAGTTATCATCTCGATTCTGACGTTCTATACTGCTCTTTTGATTTAGTGCAGATAAGTAGGAACCAGCCCACTTCTCTCTGTACTTTTGAGAGAGTTCCATCTGCTGAGCGAAATCACCGGCAGCCCGTAGGTCCTCGTTAATTTCCGCTTTAATTGGCAGGTCAATGTAGTAAGTACCAAATTGACCTGGTTGCGCATAACTTTTATAAGACATTTAATATCTTCCGTAGAAGTGTTGTTGTTTATCCAAATAAATCACCGATAAAACCACCAATACTGCCTCCAGCTGCTCCTAATGTTAAAGCACTGAAACCCCATCCAAGTCCAGGTATCATTGCAGAGATAATACCAGCTGCCATACCTACTCCTGTACCGATAGTTGCACCCTGTGACATACCTGTTGAACCGGCAGCACTAGCAGCGCCAGCACCAGCTCCCCAAACAGGAGGCTTACCTTTAACAGGTATAGGTGGATCTACAATTGTAGCCATTGGTATTTCAAGTGGTTTAGGGATTGGTATTCCCCTTGAAGGTTGGCTCATACGATTCATGTCAGCTTGCACATTCGCAACGTATTGGTCATGTGCAATCTTTCTATTAGCTCTTCCGTGAGCACTACCAATACTTAACTTAGTAGCAGCCCGCTGCTCAATACCAAGGGCTTTATCTATATCATTATAAAAACCTGCTTGTCCTATTTTAACATTGACTAAGTTAGCTGCTGCTTCTTGTTCAGCCATTGTCTGGTCTATACCGTTTAAAGCTAAGCGTGCTGCCAAGTCTGATCTATTCAATTCATAAGCTTTAGCGGCTTGTAGCCTTGAAGATTGAGCTACTAAAGCTTGGTACTGTTTAGCAGCAGATCCACCAACCTGTCCCTTAGCTTTCGCTCGGCCCATAACTTGCATAGCTTGGACTGATTCTTCTACACCTTGTATCGCTGCTCCACCACGTTTAGTCTGTTGATTTATAGTTAATTCTTGTTTCGATTTCTGACCAGCTCTACGTTTTGAATATATATCTAAATCAGCACCTAACCCTTGCATGGCTAAATCAGCCTTCTGCATACTGTATTGTTTAGATGCTTCTAAAGTTTCAAAGTGTAAAGCTTGATAACGTTCATCTGTTTGATCTGCTTGCTCATCGTACGCCATCTGAGCAGAAACTTCGTTCATCTTTACCTGCCATCCATACATCTTTTCAGACTTATTGTAGGCAGCCATATCAGCATTATACTTTTGCTCTTGCTTAGCGTTAGCGTACATCCACTGCTGTTTTTGATTAGCAGTTTGGTATTCGTTTTGCCTTATCTGATCATTTCTTTGTATTTGATTCTGCAGCAACTGATGATTATACTGACGCTGGACATTCTCCCAGTCGTAGTTATAATTATTCATGTGCTGCTCATAGTTGAGGTCAGCTATCTCTGAATCAACGCCGCCTCCGCCAGACTGTCCTCCCCCACCGCCTTTGGATTCTAAACCCATTAAAGCAGTGTCAAAGGTTTTTCTAAATAATTCTCCCGGTGATAACAATGAATCCAGATTTGGATCCATCATATTCCCGAACCATTCAAAACTATCCATGTTTCTTAGGTCTTCTCCTACGTTTACGTTGTTGTTTTGGTTTAATAGGTTTTGATATCACTGCGTACTTATGTTCCCATTTAAGTTTTTCAGCTAGACCTTTCCTAGCCCAAGCTTCTAAAGCAGTACAACCACAAACTAAAGCAAACTCTTCTAAAGTATTCAGATGGTGGTACCAGGCATTCATATCATGACCGGTTTCAGTGGAAAAGGCTATAATACGTAAAACCTTATTCTTCGGGTAATGTACTACTTCTGTTAGGATGGCTAGGAATATATCAGTATCAACACCTATCCACAGTTGTTGACGTTCATTCAGTATTAACCTGAGTGCATCCGTAGATGTCATACTACCTAAGTAGTCATAAGCTAGAGCCTTCTCAATTAAAGGTCTAGCTTGTGGCCATGCATCCTGAACGTTCTCTGTTTTAACTAGTATTAATCGGGTGGTCATTTGTCTATGTTCGTCTGTAGAATCGTGGTGAATACTGTCCTTCCCACATCATAGATGTAAGGGAGACAGGAAATGGAGAGTTACTAAAGACTCTCATATTAAAGTTTTCTGATCGCTGATGTAGTGGTATAGTGAATATGTTCTCTTCTACTAGTGGTACGTCATCAGCTAGGTATTGACCTGCATCAGAAGATGGCTGCGTATCGTACCAAGTGTCGGTAGTGATTTCTATTTTATCACCAAGTTTATCAATCAGGAATATTGCATCATCGGGATCACTATTAGATTCATCACCACGAACTATAGTTATAACATCATTTGGTTTGTAGCCGCTACCTTGATTTCTTGTAACTATATGATCATCAACATCAAACGTCCAAGCTTTAACCTGACTATCCCACACTGCCGGTCCACCATCATGCGGGTTTAAGAAACCGGAAGTTTGGCTAACAGTTCCGCCGCTGTTGAGGGCACCGCCGAATATTCTTACTACCATCACGCCTTCACCTAAGGCGGTGGAACTGCCATTTGCATCTATGTCATACACATTTTTATTGCCAATATCTGAGCCGTTGTATGTACCCCTAGCGATTGTAGTATTAGCTTTATGGTTATCAATGAAAGCTCTGATATCATCGGCTGTCTTTCGAGCAGCGTTATCGCTGATAGGCAGATCATTTATTAGAGCATCTCCATTAAATGCTGGGCCTGTCAGATATCTTAAAAATATAATCGCGTCGGTAGGTGAAACAATTCCATCACCATCAACGTCTAAACAGAAGTAAGGTGAATTAGTGGTTGGAGCGCCTCCTGGATTAAAGCCTGTCCAGCAGTATTCATATATCTGCTCATCTCTATCTGACTGTCCAGAATATGGAGAGCTAGATGACATAGCGTTAGCTGTTATAGCTGTACCAGTTTGATCTGATGTGGTTTTTGTATAAGTAGAAGTGAAAAAATCAACTGTTAAACCAGTGCCACTTCCACCAGTTGTAGCTACACTGTAGCCAGCTGTGGGATACCCCGTACCCTTATAATATTGCTTAGCTGTAATACCTGAAGGAGGGGTATCGAAGGTAACAGTATCTGAGCTATCAACAGTGTGACTGACATCATTCTCATCAGTTACTACAGTCCTTGCTACTGAATAAGTATCAGAATCCTGCTCAGCACCGTCTAAAGTAACCTTAATACCATTCTCTTCTTTAAGTAGGAATGGCACGCTGAAGGTGGTTGTAAGGCCATCTCCTGTGAACTCATCTAAAGGTCCTCTATACCCTTTACTCTTAACTTTAAAACTACATACACTAGATAAGCCGAGAGCAAACTTCATACGTGCTACAGTCAGTGAAGCAGTATAGTCGTATTGTGTTCCTTCAGGATTAAGTTTAAAGTATGTCTTAGGTAACTCCACGTCATAGTTGTACTGATAACCTACGTATACGTTATCAGCTTGTCCTGATAGATCCTTACCCGGTACTTTGAAGTAGACATCGCTCCCATCCTCAACCCTGGTAGGGTTAATAGTAAATCCAGATTCAGTAACACCTGCGAAACCTTCATCAGCATCACCTGCAATAAGGATTACAGGGTTTAATTCTGTAAGATCTGCATAAGGTATGTAACATTTAGAGAAGTCTCCAGCTGCATCATACACAACTGTTTTGTACCCATTTGCGTTTGGGTTTGTACCATTCTGTGCCTTACTATATAAGTCCATATAAGGGTTAACTCTCTGACCATCAGCTGTAGTAAGAATGGTTTCATCCGGAGCTTCAGTCAGGTTAGTGCTGCATAATACATACTTCCCATTATTCTCCACAACTGCATACATCACATCAGTATCAATTGAGATATGTTGTATATTACCAGGTAAATCCCACTTAACCCACGCTTGCATCACCATTCGATCGCCTACAACATAAGTTTTGTAGATGTACATAGTAGGTGAGCCGACATCAGTGTTATCTCCATATAAGGCAATAAGTGAATTCGCAGGACTACTGATTAAATTCTTAGTAGTTTGTGGTATCCATCCAGATACAATCTTACCAATGTCAAGTATATTAGGGCTATCATCTGACCCTCTAGGTTGTATGCTAAATACTCTTGTAGAGTTTGGTGTCTTACTAACGAAATTAATTAGAGTACCAGTCTCAACAGGATCTATTTTAGGATCCATCTCATAGTTAGCTATACCACGTATTACCGCTGAGGTAGGTGTTAATACCTCTGCATCAGCAAACATGATAAACTGTTGATTCTGACTAAACAGTATCAAACCTTGTGCAGTAGGCAGTACTCCGTGTAGTACAGCTGGTCGTAAACTTGAACAGTTAATATCAATTGGATCATTATCTGTTATAGTTAAAGCTGAAGTGTAGTAGAAGTTGAAGAAGTCTGATGTCTTACTCATTACTACATTATCTTCAGTAAGGATCCCTAACCTATTGTTATGGTAGAAGCACTGTTGAATTTTTCTTGAAACAAATCCAGGATTCGCATTAGTTAAATCATCCCCTACAGTTCTAGATGACCAATCAGCTTGTCTAAATATAAAGCTATCAGGCTCATCGTTATATAACTCATGAGGCATCGTTGACTTATCTAGTCCTGTTGAAACAGTTGGATCGATTGTTTCTTCCCAATATCCCTTACCACTTACCCCATCTTCAGCTACAAACTTACTCCAATAAGACGTTTCTGCAGGTCCTGAGTTAACAACTTTAACTATCCTACCATGCGTTGTTTGTGCTGGTAAGTCAGCTACACTTGCAACTTCCTCGTTAAATGCTGCTATACTGAAGTTACCTTGGTTATCAGATGCAATCAGTTCGAATGGAATGAAGGCATCAATCTCTATCGCAGTTGGTACTCCAGCAGTAGGAGTACCATTAATATCTACAGTTGATACAGCTGTAATTTTAACACCACAGTTAGAAGATGCTTGGCTTATCCTAACTACATCGTTAACTGCATACCCTGTACCAGTAGTAGTATCAGTATTTATTGCTATCCCAGTGACCTTATTATCACTATCAACACTGGTAATATCTACTCTCAACCCTGAACCTGTACTAGAGTCAGGATATGTTTCTAAATCAGTGGCAACAGAATTCCCTCCACCAGTACTAGTTTTTAGACTTACCTCTAGCGTGGAATCTAGTTGTTTTATGTCCCAAGTATACGGAGAGACGGTCGAACCTTGACTGGCCGGAATTTCTGTAGCTGCTAATCCTTCCTTTAAATTTTTTAGTATCCTATGAGCAGTGAGGTACTTCTCATCTGAAGAAGTGGTTTCTCGTGTTGATGGTGTATGATCCTCTGCGTTAATAGTGTAGTATTGAGAAGCGATAAAGTCTGTTATATCATCCTCTACATCTAATACTTCTACTACTAAATCTTTTGCCTTTTTTATCTCTGAGACTGTTAATTCAAGATCTGTGCCTCCGGAATTAGCGGCGCCTATATCCTCTGATGGTATGCTAATCGTATCACCAACATCAAAGTTACTACCACCATCTACAACAAGTGCTGTTGCTGTTTTATTACTATCGTTTGCTACATAAACAGTTATTTTAGCACCAGTTCCAGTGTTGTCGTCAGCACTACGATTTTCTAATATGTACGTACCGGCAGTTCTGTTTGTATCACCTTGGTTAGTTACGTTTAATGTTTTTATTCTATCTTTACCACCAAGAGTTGCATCGGTGAATGTAAACTTATCACCCTTAGCGTAACGTGTACCTCTATCTTTAATGCTTACAGTAGTACCGCCACTAGAATTAACTCTTACATTAAATTTAGCACCGCTTCCACCAGAACTATTTGTTGTTGATGTAGCAGCTATATCTGAATAGTTTCCCTCTTCTCTATCTGCATCAACTAAATTCTCTGAGTTACCAATAAATTTAATGCTACTTACGTAGTCTGAGACGAACGTGCTACCGATAAAACTATTAGGTCCATAAAAATTAGTAGGATGTACTGATGGTACCCTTACTTTCAGCATATACCTATTACTGTATGCAATGTTTAGTAAACGTACAGTACCGTAGGAACCTGGAACATAACCTGTAGGATTAGCTGATGATGTATTACATATCTTATCCTTATTAGTGATGATAGTTTTATCTTGTACTGTCAATACATCGTAGTTATCGTGTGTAGTGTCAAGGTAAAGCTTTGCATCAGCAGGGCTGGATTCAAAAGTAACGTCACATTCTGTACCATCTTTATTCCAAATTCTAATAGGTTTAGATGCATGGTTCGTTACATCCTTATTGAGGATAACTCCTATATATGTTTCTAAGTTATCCCGTTTGATAAAGAACCATTTACCATCAGATAGTGTAGCAGATGGATCACTTGTTGGATAAATAGTCTCAATGAACTTAAACCCTGGTCTCTTCATTAAACCAAAGGTTGGGTCAGGATAAGCATTGAGGCAGTCTCGTACCTGACCAGGTAGTTTCTTTTGATCTGTTTGTTTTGATACCCCGCCTAAAAAGTTGGGTACTAT